GTTTAGCCTATTTAAAAGACAAATCATTCTATGAGAAATCAGAAATTGACAAAATAAATAAAAAAAATGGTAAATAGATTAACCAGAAAAGATCAAGAGTGGCTTGGAACTATTGGTGAGTCTAAAAGTATCTTATCAACAAGGGAATTAAATATTAATGAGGTTGAAAAGGTTTTAATTAAGTATGCATCTAAATTTGCTTCTATTGCTGCTGAAAATTTAAGAAATAATAAATTTGGTAAAGACAGCAACGCAAGTGGAGAACTTGAATCAAGTATAAAAATAACAGATGTAAAATTTTTGGGTACTTCTTATACAATTAATGTTAATATGCTTGATTATTGGAAATATGTTAATGATGGTACCAGGGGAACACAAAATGGTCTACCAAATAGAAAAATGCCACCTATTAATACAATAATCAAATGGATAAAAGATAAACAATTAAGTATTGATAATGGTGGTATTTCTAAAAATGGATATAAAAAGCAAGGTAGTTTAATTTCAAAAAAACAAGATTTGCTTAAATCTGTTGCATATAAAATAGCTAATAAAATTAAAAGATATGGTACAAGGGGAACATTATTTGTTACAAATGCCATCGATGATATAAAGGATGATTTAACAAAAGATTTAAGAATAGCAATAGCAAATGATTTAAAAAATTCAATAAAAAGACAGTAATGGCAATTTCATTTATACAAACACCGCAAAGCTGGACACCGATAAACAACGATATGATTTATTACGTGCAGACAAACTCTGCAATCAGTAACTTATATCTTGAAGTTTATGTTCAATCGCAACTCGTTTCCAGATCAAAACTTGTTGTAAACGATAATGGTTTTGCTTATTGCGATGTAAAGCAATTCTTGCAATCTTTCATTAAGAACAATCAATTGTTTTTTACTGAAGGTGAGATTTGGCAATCAATGACTGATTTAAGTTTCTATGTTAACTACCAGGTTAAATGTCGTGAAACTATTGGTGGAACGCAGTATTCAGATTCATCACGCTACGCCTTCAATGGTCAAATACCATTTGTTGATTTTGTTGAGTATAATATGCAATATAATACGGAAAATAGTTCAAGCAAGTTTTTGACTCGTTCTCCAAGAACGTTATACACCGATTTCTTACGTACAAACTTCTTAAGTTATCTTGAAGGAACTCAAAGTGCATCAAAGATTAGAATTAGAACATACGAAGGAACAAGTACACCAACACACGTTTTTGAGTTTTCGATTTTAGATGCAGCATCAAAAGCTGGTATTATAGCTTTGAGTAAATTCACTATCGGTTACGATCCGGTAGAATGGCAGGATGTATCTACTGAATGGGATTTAATGGAAGATGCTACTTGGGACACAGTTGGTGGTTATATCTTAAACGATAACGTAACTAAATACGATGTGTGTTTGCTTAACGGTAGCGATGTGCAAATAAGCGAATTGTTTACTTTCTTAAGAAAAGACTATTGCTCTAAATACGAAAAGACTAATATCTATTGGCAAAATAGTCTTGGTGGATTCGATAGCTATACTTTCAATATGGTAAAGAAAACACGTTACAATATTGACAGAAAATCTATTCAGTCTTTGCCATACACGTTTGATAACGCAGGATATTCAGTCCACAATGGTGGTGTTTTTAATCCATCTAATCAAAACTATTTCACAAACTATAATGAAGGTGTTGTGTTGAACTCTGATTTATTGACAGACGAAGAACACGCTTGGATGTGGGAATTGATTAAATCGCATTTCATTTATGTTGAGCAAGTAATCAATGGAACAACTTACTACGTTCCAGCAGTTATCAAGTCAACAAACTATGAGCCTAAGAAAACAAAGGTTGATGGATTGCAAAATATTACAATCGAGTTAGAGTACGGTTACGAAAACATTAGAATTACAAGATAATGGCTACAATACCATCGGGATTTGACATAGACCAGTCAACGGTAAGAACGCAAATTTATTTAGAAGGAGTTGCACTTGATTTAGATAAAAGCATCGATGTTGATTTCACGTATTCTATTGCTGATATTGCTGATTTCGAGAAACGTGTAACTACGTTTTCCAAGACGGTAGTAATTCCAGGTACAGCACACAATAACTTCTTATTTGGCAACTATTTTGATTTTAATATCAATAATGACTATTCAAACCTGGAAGATAACGTAGGTGTAAACTTTAACACGCTAAAGAAAGCATTTGTAAAAGTTACAGTTGATAACGTTGAAGTATTTGCAGGTGTTTTAAGGCTATTAGAGATAACGATTGTTGATGGTGCTATATTTTATCAATGTGCATTATTTGGTTCATTAGGTGGATTGTTTGCTACGTTAGGTGACAAATTGTTGACCGATTTAGATTTAAGTTCATTTGACCATACTTATAATGTCACTACCGTTACTAATTCTTGGAACACAAGCGATGTTTCTACGCAAGGTTACGTTTATCCATTAGCTAATTATGGAATAAATGTAGCTACCGATGAATCGTTTTACGATATAAAGAATTTCAGACCAGCAGTTTCTATCAAAATGTTATTTGATAAAATATTGGATGACGCTGGATATACTTATGACGATTCGATCTGGGATAACAATCATTTAAAAGATTTGATTTTACAAAATGGTGATGAGCAATTATCTGCTATTTATTCCGGATTGTTTAGTTCATCTTTTGCACCAATATCGTTTGGAAGTTCAACTGCAAGTCAATATTTGAATTTTGATAGCTTTGTAAATGGTTATTTTACTGGTGGATTATATGAGTTTCAAAATACTGAAAGTTCAACTGTTTCTACACGAGTTAAAATAACTTTAAACTATAATGCAGTATCAGCGATTGGTCATAATAAATTTTTAATTGTTCGTGTTTTAAATCCAGGTGGTAGTGTAAGTGATTCAAAATCATTTAATTTATCGAATCTTAGTGGTAGTGGTAAAACTATTGAATTGAGTGCAGATGTAAATGTTGCTCAAAATCAATCAGTTGCAATTTACTTTCAAAATTCTTATACAAACTTAGGTTACCCCCCAGGTTCATTTTCAATATTAACGACATCGTCTTTAGTAGCTGAAACAGTAACACCTGATACAAAATTGCCAATAAAGTATAATTCTACTATTCTTGGTAAATCAATAGTACCACAAAACGTAAAACAAGCAGATTTCACTAAAGCAATTTTTAATCTATTGAACTTGTATATCGACCAAGATAAAAACGATGAGTTCAATTTGATAATGATTCCTTATCCTGATTTTTATGATAGGATTGTTGTTGATTGGTCTGATAAGTTGAAAGATAAGAATAGTGACATATCGATTAAGTCACCTAATCAGTTTACACCTGCTATTTACAATTTCAAATACAAAGACGATGTAGATTATTACAGCAAAACGTATAAAGGGAAATATAACTTTACTTACGGTAATTTAAAATATCAAACAGAAAACGAGTTCAGTAAAGACGAAAAATCTATTGAATACTTTTTCTCTTTAGCACCATTAGTATCAAATACAAAGAGCAATAGGTATATGGCTCACTTGTACGATATTAATACCGATTCAACGATAAAACAACTTACAGTAAATCCAAAGCTATCGTTTTGGGGTGGTAAGAAAGCTACTACGTCTTATCAAATTAAAAATGGTTCTACGGTTTTATCTACACAAACAGTTTATGGTTATGCAGGTCATATCTACAATCCAGATCTTATAGAAGATGGAACTCTTTGGGATTTATGCTATGCTATTCCAAACGAGATTTATTGTAACGTGATTAGTTATCCTACTCAAAATTTGTATAACGTTTATTATTCAGAATTTATTGATGTTCAAAATCATAAGGATAATAAATTAATAACTACAAAGTTGAATTTAAAACCGGTAGATGTTATCAATATAAATTTTAGAAAGTATTATAAAGTTGATAATGGTATTTACTATCTAAATAAGATTGAAAGCTATAACCCATTAAGTAGTGATTTCACTACTGTTGAATTATTAAAAGTAACAGAACTTGAAGAACCAATAAAGTATATCACTTATACTCCAGGTGTTTATACAAATGATAGATATTTTAAGATTACATTATCAGCACCATTAGCGTTCAATAAAACATTTACAGTTAATTGGGTAGGAACAAATCTAACACTTCCTCCTATTTATGGAACTGATACAGTTACTATGTTAGCAGGACAAACTTTAGTTTATGGTGGTTTCTTAGATATAAGTTACACTTATTCTAATATCAATATCAATACGCCCGATAGCGATGCTGATTATATTTATGTTTATGGAGGTGATTATAGCACCAATTAATTTATAAAAAATGGCACAAGAAGAAGTTTTTAAAATAACAGTAGATACTGGTAATTCTACTAAAAATATAAAAAATTTAAAAGAAGAAACAGATGAGTTATCTGAATCGATAAATGGTGTAAGTGAAAGTTCTAATGAATTATCAAAAAATCAAGAAGAACTTGCAAAATCTACACAAAATGCATCTTCTGCTGGCAAGGAAAGTGGCGGAACATTTTCTTCGTTAAAAAACATAATATCTGGTCTTGGTATTGTTGGTGCAATATCTGCATTATTTGATATATTTAGAACAGCACTTGGTAAAAATCAGAGGGTAGCTGATACGGTAGCTACTGTAATGGAAACAATAGCCAATGTAATGAGTAAGGTTATTGAAGTTGTTTCTAATGTAATTGATAAGGTTTCTCAAAACACAAATGGATTTGAAAAATTAACCAAAGTTGTTAGTGGATTAATAACATTAGCATTAACACCATTAAAAACATCATTTTTTGCAATAAGTCTTGCATTGGCAGAGGCTCAATTATTATGGGAAGAAAGTTTCTTTGGTGATAATGATCCAAAATCAATAAAAGCATTAAATGAAAGAATTTTAAATGCTAAAAGGGGATTAGAAGAAACCGCTAAAGCTGCTGTTAAATCCGGTAAGGATGTTGTTACAAATTTTGTTGATGCTGTTGGTGAAGCTGGTCAAGTTATTGGTGGTGTTTATAAGGGTGTAAGTGAAATTAGTATTAGTACAATATATGAACAATCTAAAGCAACAATTGCACTTAAAAACAATGCAAAATTAGCTGCCGCTGCATTACAGGGTATAGTTGAACAATATGATAGACAAGCTGAAATACAAAGGCAAATAAGAGATGATGAAACACTAAGTATTGAAGAAAGAATTGCAGCAAATAATAAATTAGGTGAAGTATTAAAAGAGCAACAATCCGCATCACTTGCACTTGCAGATCAAAGAATATCTGCAGCAAAAGCTGAACTTTCAGCAAATTCATCTAATATTGATTTACAAGTTGCTTTAAAGGAGGCGGAAAATGAACGTGCTGCAGTATTGGCTCAAATAGCAGGATTTGAAAGTGAGCAAAAAGTTAATGCTATTGCATTAAATAAAGAATTAATAGAATTATCTAAATCAAGGGCTGAAAGCGAGGCTCTTGATTTAATAGAAAGACAAAAATCTGCTGCTAATTTAATTAAAGATGAATTATTAAGAGCTGAAACTATCAATGAAATAAGAAAAAAGGAAAGAGATTCTGAATTAGCAAGACTTCAAGAAAATATCAATAATACAAAGCAGGGAACAATTTCAAGAATTGAAGCAGAAAATGCATATAGGGATAAAAAAAGGGAACTCGATATACAAGATGCTGAATCTGAAAAAGAAATTAATGATATAAAATTACAAAGAATAATAGATTATAATAATGCAAGATTTGAAAATGATTTAGCATCTTTTGAGGCAAGACGAATTATTTTAGAATCTGAAAGAATTGATGCATTGACTCGTGCAGAAGAATTAATGAATATTGCAAAGCAAGAGGCTGAAATTAAAATTGCATCAATAAATGCACAAAGAGATGCAGAGATAGCTGCTGCTGAAAAAGCTGGAACAGATACAACTGAAATTAAAAGAAAATATGCAATAGAGACTCAAAATATAAACGCAGAGATTGCTAAATCAGAATTTGAATTATCAAGAGCAAAAATACAAGCAACAGTAGAGGCTGCTGATGCAACTGCTGCAACATTAAATAATGTAGCTAATTTGCTTGGTCAAAATACTGGTATTGGTAAAGCGCTTGCTATTGCGTCTGCTACTATATCAACAATAACATCTGCACAAAAAGCATATGAATCTACTATTGGAATTCCTTTTGTTGGTCCAATTTTAGCACCAATAAACGCAGCAGCTGCATTTGCTGCTGGTATTGCAAATGTTAATAAAATAAAATCTATTAATATTCCAAATGCAGGTAGTACATCTGGCGGATCAACGCCATCATCTCCAAATATCGCAAGACCAAATACCGCCCCTATTTCTCCTGGAATACCTATTACCAATACACAAAGTATTGGAACATCGATGGTTAATATTCAAGATAAAAATATTATACGTGCTTATGTTGTTGAAAAAGATATTACAGATAGTCAAGCACGTATTAATCAAATAAAATCGGCTGCTACAATCTAAAAATTATATTTAAAACTATGGACTTACCTATTTATAAATTAATTATCAGTTCAGACTTAGAAGATGAGGCTGAAGTTGATTTCGTTGCATTGGTAGATAGACCAGCAATCCAACGCAATTTCTTAACTTTCAATGAACGTCAAAAGTTCGAGATTGTTAGCGAAGATAAAAAAATTGTATCTGGTGCATTGATGATTGCTGATATGCCAATCTATCGTAGCAATGAAGAATTTGGCGAACATTATGTTGTTTTTGATGCTGATACTATTCAAAAGATTGCTGAAAAGTTTTTCAAAAAAGGTTACCAATCAAACGTAAATGAAATGCACGACCCTAATAAAGCGGTTCTTGGTTTGGTAGCTTCAAAGTTGAGAACGATGAGATCTGGAACAAAGTTAAAGAAGGAGAGTTCAAAGGATTTAGCGTTGAAGGTGTGTTTGGTTATTCTGATAGAATAGCTAAAGAAGAATTAATGGTAGAGCAAATTAAACAAATCTTGCGTGAAGCAGGAATCTAAGTTGCAATAAAGTTAAACAAGTATATTTTTATTTATTATCAATCAAATTATGGAAGCTAAAAAAGCATTAGAGCAAATTAAAAGTTTGTTGTTTGCTGAACAAAATGTAGAGGCTTCACAAGAAGAAGTTGTAATTGAATTTGCTCAAGGCGTTTTAGCCGATGGCACTATCGTTAAATTCGATAAACTCGAAGCTGGCGGTATGATTTCAGTTGTAACTGCTGAAGGTGAAATTCCTGCACCAGTTGGTGAACACGAATTAGAGGATGGAACTATCGTTGTAGTTTCAGAACCTGGCGTAATTGCCGAAGTAAAAATGGTTGAGCAAGACGAAAACGAAGTTGAAGTAGATGTTGAAATGGCTTCTGAAGAAGAAGAAGAATCTACTGAAGTTGAAGAAGAAGTTGTAGCTGAACCACAAGTTGACAAGTTTGCTGAAATCAGCGAAACTTTTAACGCAAAATTTGCTGAAGTAGAAGCTAAGATTGAATTCTTAAACGACATCTCTAAGAGATTAGTTGAATTTATGGAGGCTTATGCTAAAGTAGAAAGTGTTGAAGAAACTCAAGCACCTAAAAATGCTTTCTTCGCACAATCAAAAAACAGTAAGCAAGACGCTTACAAGAGATTACAAAACGTATTTCAAAACCTTAAAAAGTAATTTAAAATGTCATTAAATGTCGCTGGCTTAGCCAATTATGTAAAAGAGAACGAGCAACAACTTGCTACATCTCTTGTATTTAAACCAAAAACTGCTCAATTAATTGAGGGTGCTGGTAACGTAATGGTAGGTGTTAAATCATCTGAAACCATTAACGTAATGGAAACCGACGCTGTATTTCAAGCTGGTGGTACTTGCGGATTCAACGCATCTGGTACTACTACCTTTACACAACGTACTGTAACTCCTGGTAAAATCAAAGTAAACGAGTCAATTTGCCCTAAAACTTTCGAGGCTAAATATACTCAAAAAGCACTTCGTGCAGGTTCATCTTACGATTATATGCCTTTCGCTGATGAGTACACTTCTAAAAAAATCGAAGTTATCGGTAAACAATTAGAAGTTGCTTTATGGCAAGGTGACACCGCTTCTGGTGATGCTAACTTGAACAAATTCAATGGTTTGTTAAAATTAATCGCACCTGCTGGTGTTCCAGTAACCGGTGTTATTGATGGTAACCCTGATGCAGTAACTGAAATCACTACTGCTAACGTTATTTCTATCATCGATACTATCTATACTTTGATTCCTGCTTCTATTATCGCTAACGGTGATGTAGCTATTATGTGCGGTATGGATGTATTCCGTACTTATACTGTTGCTTTGAAAGAAGCTAACTTGTTCCACTATGCTGCTGATTCAACTGATTTCGAATTAGTATTGCCTGGTACAAGCGTTAAATTAGTTGCTTTGAACGGATTGAACGGAACAAACCAGATCGTTGCTACTCGTTTGTCTAACCTTTACTTAGGTGTTGACTTGTTGAACGAAGAAGAAAGATTTGAGTTGTTCTACGCTAAAGAAGCTGACGAAATGCGTTTCGTTGCAGAGTTCAAAATGGGTGTGAACTACGCATTCCCTACCGAAATCGTTTGGTTCGGTTTAGCTGAAGCGTAATTAATTAATTAATTGTAAATTGAAGGGGTAGGTGGTCATCTGCCTACCCTTTTTTAATCTGAAAAAATAATGGCTTGTGCTTTAACTCAAGGATACACTTTAGACTGCAAAGATAGTCTTGGTGGATTAAAATCAGTTTACTTCATCGAGAGTGGTAATATCGCTTCTTACACAGAAGCAGCTGGTGTTATCACTGGTATTACACTTGATGCTGGTAAATATTTCTTCAAGTACGATTTAGTAAAAGAAACTTCTTCATTTACTG